CTCTATCGCACCGGGAGGATAGCTGATGGCAAAGATAACCGGCGTTTCGCGCGTGCAGGCCAAGCTGAGCCGATTGTCGGGCCCCGAGAAGGTCGAACTGGTCGGCCGCGCGCTGTTCTCGGCTGGCGAGGATATCAAGGCCCATGCGTCGCACCTGATTACCGAGGGCGCGGTGTCGGGCAAGAATCACGTGCCGTCGAAACCGGGCGAGCCACCGAACGAGGACACTGGTGACCTGCGCCGCGGCATTCGCGTGACCCAGCCCGCACCCCTGCGCGTGCGCGTCGAGGCAACGGCAAAGCATTCGGTCCCGCTGGAATATGGGACGTCGAAGATGGCCGCTCGCCCGTTCATGGGCCCGGCAGCGCGTGACAAGCGAGAGGCGGTCGTCGCCAAGGTCTCGCGCGTGATCGAGGCTGTGACGAAGAAAGGTTAGGACATGGCGAAGCGCATCAACATGGTGAAGGTGCCGTTCAACTATTACTGGCCCAAGGTCAGCGCGGTGACGTGCATCAGCGAACTCGGCGCGCACCTGGTCAAGGACGAACTCGCGGACGCGGCGGTCAAGGCCGGATATGCCGAACTGATCGAGGACAAGAAAACGGCGACAAGGCGGCCCCGATCGGCTAAAAGCGCCGTGAATGAGCCCGCCACCGACACGCGAGAGCCTGCGCCAATGGATGGAGCGGGTCTATCTCCTGATGATAGCGCCGACCTTCGCGCGGCCGTGGATGACGCCGGGTAACGACAATGAGCGTCGCCCCCATCCTCGACCTACGCAAGGCGATCGTCGCGCACCTGCGGAACGACACGAGCGTCACGACGACGCCGGTTAGCAACCGCATCTATGGCGAGAAGGCGCCGGCAAAGCCTATTGCCCCGTTCGTGCGCTATGGGGTTTCCGACGCCGAGCCGGGGTTCAACATCCTCGCGCCCATCCATGTATTCGCGAAGGACGAATTCACCGACGATGTGAACGCTATCGCCGAGGCGGTCGGAAAAAGCCTCGATGGCGCGGTCCTGTCCCTTGGCGACGGGCGCGATGCCTATCTGACATGGGCGGGGCACCGCGTGAGCGGGCGCGAGGGCGAATGGTTCGTGACGGTCACGATCAACGCCCGAATTCCCCGCTGCTGCTGAACCTACAGCCGAAGCCGCCCCACGGTTATATTCGCCGAGTGTTTCAAGCCCCGTCGAGAGACGGCGCAGTCCTTTAACGGAGACCTTGCATGGCGCAGCCCAAGATCATTCGCGGCACCTATTTCGTCCTCGCCGTTGGCGATGGCGCCTCGCCGACCGAAACCTTCACCGCGCTTTGCGGTATCACGACCCGCACGCTGAACGCGCAGGCCAACACCGCCGACCAGTTCACGCGCGATTGCGCCAACCCCGAGGACACGCCCGTCCGCAACCTGATCGTCACTGGCCGCCAGTGGTCGCTGTCGGGCGAAGGCTCGCTGAACCGCGCGCAGCTTGAGGATCTGCTCGAACTGCACGCCAATCCCCAGAATTATCGCTTCTACTACACCGAGCCGAGCGATGACGAGATATTCCAGGGCTATTGGGGTGGCCGCGGCATCCTGACCAACTATACCATCACCGGCGGCGACGAGAATTTCGCGACGATTTCGGTGCAGATCGAATCCGATGGCGAATGGACCTTCACCGAGGTCACGCCTAGCTGATGGCAACCTCGATCGATCTGGAATTCGCGGACGGCGTCTATACGTGCGCGCTTCCACTGGAACGCATCGACGAACTGCAGCGCAAGACCGGCGTCGGCATCGGATCGCTGTTCGGCCGCGTCCTGAAAGGCTCGCAGCAGATCGGCGACGAGGTCATCCTGTCGCCGGGCCATGCCGAATTCTATGTGCTCGACCTCGTTGAAACCATCCGCCAAGGGCTCATCGGCGGGGGTCGCGGGCGGGTCGACGGGAGGGACGTGATTGTCACCCCTCCCGTCGCCCAACGCCTCATCGCAAGCTATGTGCTGACGCGCCCGCTCAGCGAGGCATGGTCGCACGCCATCGCCATCCTCGGCGCCACCATGGTGGGGTATGACCCGCCGGGGGAAGCCGAGGCCGGGCAAGACCCGGCGGAAAAGGCGACAGCAGCCTGAATTACGGCCTCGCGCTGGCGAATTGCGCGCGAATGAATATCCCGCCGAGCGAGGCCAAGCAGCTCGACCTGCGCGAATATCAGATGCTGCTCTATCACTGGAACGAGATGCACGACGTCGACGAGGTTGACGCGCCCGATCCCGACAAGGCCCAGCGCCATATCGCCCGCATCAATAACGATCCCAGCCTGCACACCGGGCCGGGCCGGACGCGCGCCGAAAAGGCATCGGCCAAGCCCTGAACCTACAGCGGGTCATGGCGCGGGCTTAGATTGCCCGCATGGCATATGAAGCTGAAACCGTCGCCGTTGAACTGCTCGCAAAGGTCGATGGATTCGACGGGCGCATAAAGCAAAGTGCCGCATCCTTCGGCGGCGACATGAAGCGCATCGAAGGCAGCGCGACGAACGCCGAGCGGGCCGTCGGGAGATCGATGGCGAGCGTCGAGCGGTCCATGGCGCGCACGTCGCAGCAGTCCCGCCTGCTCGGCTACCAGATCAGCGATATCGGCGTGCAACTGTCGGCGGGCGCGTCGCCATTCCTTGTCCTCGCCCAGCAAGGCCCACAGGTGGCAAACGCATTGGAAGGGGCAAAAGGTGCCGTCGGCCGCTTTGCCACCTTCCTGTCAGGCCCTTGGGGCGCTGCCATGCTGGCAGCCACGACGATGCTGGGCGTGTTTATCAGCAAAACCGGCGAGTCCGAAAAATCGGTCGATGACCTCGTCAAGAAGCTGAAGGACAAGGCGCGGCAGGACGAACTGAACCAGCGCGCGCTAGAGGCCTATAACCGCACGATCGACGGTCATATCCAGAAGCAGAAGGAACTGACCGAGACCCTTAAAGATCAAGCTACAGACGCAGCGCGACCTCAATATCCAGCGGTTGCAGGCGGCCCAGACGTCGGCTAGCACATTGCAGGTCGATGCAAAGGCCCTTGAGGCGGAAATCAAGCGCGCCGAGGAAGCGGCAAAACGCGCTCGCGATCGCGTCCTGAACCCCAACCCCGCTGATGCCGAAATCATGCCCCAGCTGGCGATTGCGGCGAATAAGGCCGCCGAGCGCGTCAAGGAACTCAAGGCCCAGCTGGAGCAGGTCAAACAAGCCGCTGCCGATGCGCAGGAGGCNATCCGCCGGGCNCAGGTGCCGCTGCTCGACGAGACCGCCGANGCCAAGGTCGACAAGGCAAAGCAGGCGGTGCTCGAATTCACCGACGCGCTCAAGAAACTGCGCAACGAATATATCGCCGGGCGGATCGCCGAGGCCGAATATATCAAGCAGAAGGCGGCGCTTGAAAAGAAGCTGAAGGCGGCCGAGGAAGCGGCGCGGAAGGAACGGTCGACAAAGACCACCGACACCGGCGACGCGACCAAATTTATCTCGCCCGTTGTCGGCGGCAGGGTGACGGGCTCATTCGGCGAGGGCCGCGGCAATCGCAATCATGCCGGCATCGATATTGCGGTCCCGGTGGGCACGAACGTCCGCGCGCCGGCTGGCGGTGTCATCATCGAGGCGGGCACGCTGCCGGGCTATGGCAACGTCGTCTATATCGACCACGGCCGCGGGACCATCAGCCGCCTTGCCCATCTCAGCAAGATCAGCGTGGCGAAGGGCGATATCGTCACTCAAGGCGATATCGTTGGCCTGTCGGGCGGTGCAAAAGGCGCGCCGGGGTCGGGCAACAGCCGCGGGCCGCATCTCCACCANGAGGTTCGCGTCAATGGNCGTGCGGTGGATCCGCGCAANGGCCCGTTCCCGACCGATCCGGGCTCGGTCTATGACNCGTCCGAGCGNGCGATGGAGGCCGAGGAACGCCGACGCCAGGCCTATGAGAANGAACTNGCATCGCTCATGTCGGGCGAGATCGAGGCGCGCCGGGCGCTGGTCGAATCCGCCGAGGCCATCGCGAAGCTCGAACTGGAATCGATCGAGCTCGCGCGCCAGAAATATAACGATAACGCCGACAGTCTCGTCCTGCAGGGCAAGCTGCTCGGGGATGAGGCGAAGGAACTAAAGCGGATCAATGACGAGCGCGCGGCCCTGCGCGCCGAACTGGTCAAGCGGCGCGAGGAACAGCGCCAGTTCCGCATGAAGGAGGCCGAGGAGGAGCAGCGCCTGCGCGCCGCGGCTGACCGGCGCCGGGTCGACGAGGAATTGCTCGAATCGCGCGCCGACCTCGCCAAGACGGCCAAGCAGCGCCGCGACCTTGAATCGCGCCTGATCGATATGGCGT